GGTGTTCGCGGTCGTGACGGTCGCGGTCGAAAGCGCCGTCCCTGCCGTCGAACTGCCGGAAAGACGAACCTTCCAGAACGCATCGGGGTTTACGACCACGGTCAGAAGACCAGCGGGATCAGCCCCGCTTGCCAACTGCGCCGTGTTGTAGGTGGCCGTGTCGAGAGACACGCCGACGACGTTCAAGAGTTCCGTCGTCTCCCCCATCATGATTCCGCCCTGATTGCCGGCTCCGGCTTCCATCGGGATACCCGCGACGGTAGTGGATTCGCCAACCTGATACTTCTTCAAAATGGGAGCGCCACCCGAGAAACATCCAGCATATTCCATGCTGTCCTCCTATGGGTGATCGTGAGGGAGAAAGAGACGGCACTGGTTCATCACCAGACAGCCGTCGCATTCCCCGGTTACGAATTCGCTCCACGGAACGAGCCGGCGGTGCTTGTAACCGGCCGTCCGCGCATTGAACTTCCGCGAACACGTCTCGCAGAGAGTCAGCGCCTTTTTCAGAGACACCAGATCGGATATCCGGGCGCCCGCTATTCCTACCTTGGTTCTTCGGTGAGCCTCCGCCCGCTGGGCGGCGGTCCACTTCCGCAGAAAGAACATCAGGCTCCCATGCGTTTCCGCAGATGGGGATTGCCGTATTTGGTCACTTCCTCGACAGCGGCTTTCCAGTCCTTGTACATCTTCCCAGGACCAACCTTGTCTCGGTAGTAGTTACGCTCGTCTCGGCTCAACTCCTTGGGCTCGCCCTGATTCAAGGGCTCGGCGGGTCTGTCGCCCCCGCCCGTCTCGTTGTGGGTTTCCCTCGGCTCGGACTGAACCTTGGAAAGTCTCTCGACGGAACCGAACGCCATTTCAAGCGCCAACGCTTCGGTTTCCCTCGATTGGGGCAAACCTCTATCGTTGACCAGTCTCCGGTAGTTTCGGGCGACCTTGGCTCTTTCTTCGGAGCCCTCGTCCATGACACCGGGGATTGCCTGCTTGTAGGCTTCGATTTCCGCTTCCACGCGAGAAAGCCGCGATTGCGTCTCGGTTCGTTGGCTGACCAAATCCTCGGCCTTGCCGAGAATCTTCGTCTCCAACTGTCGTTCCCAACGCGCGTCCGCGTCCGCCTGGGTGATCCTTCCTTCGTCCACGGCCTGCAATAAATCAGCCCGTGAAACCTCGGGAGTCTCCTTCTTCCCCAAGCCCTGGATTTGACCGCGCATTTCGGCCAACTCTAGCCGGACAGCCTCAAGCTCCTCCTTGCGCTCGCGCGCAATTCGGGCCTCGCGGTCCAGCCTAGCCTTCGGAACCATATCCTCGGAGACATGACCCTCCGAAGCGCCTTCTTCCCCCGACACGGGTTCTGGCGTCTCTTTATCCATGTTCTCGCACCTTTTCGGTTTGCGTCACCACTCGCGCGTTCATGGCCCCGCGTTGCCAGCCGGCGGCGTCCCGGCAATACGCCCGCTATCCCTCAAGAAGTTCGTCCGCCTTCGCGCCTTCCTCCTTGAGAATCTTCGGTAAATCCATGACTTCGGACAGGGCCTTCGCCCTGGAAGTCCAAATCAGAATCTCGATCTTCACCGCCATCATCTCGTCGGGGTTGACGACGGTCGGATCGGAAAGCTTCGCCGTCCATACGGCGATCTGCTCGCTCGACTTCTCCCACTCGGCCTGAAGGTAGGAGAGGAACCTGTCCCACGCTTCGTCGCCCGTAAGTTTCTCTGCCGATACCGCAGCCTGCCTTACCAGCGCGATCTTCGGCTTGTCCTTCTTGCCTTTCTCGGATTTCCTTTGGGCGAGCATGGCGTCCCATTCGGCCCTATCCATTCGCTCCGCCTCCTGCGGTCGGGAGGGCCTCGTCCAGAAGCTCGTTTTCATTCAGGGGAGGCTGGCCAAGATCGGGGCCTTGCCCCTGTTCCTGAGGGCCGGGACCGCCCAACTGTCCGGCGGACTCTGCCAATTGCGCCATTCGCGCCTCGCGCTGGGCCAGTTCCCCGACCTGGACGACATAAGCCTTGTAAACCTCGATCTGCTCGGGCGTCAGGAAGCCGAACTCGTCTGCTTGAGCGAATTCCATGATCTTCTGAAGGTGTACCGCGGCCCCCTCGGCTGGGCGGCCCTCGGGAATCTCGCCGCGCATGATCGAGATCAGCGCCTCCTCGGCGAATATCGGCGCCTTCATGGCGCCCGGAACCGGCTCCTTGATGTATTCGTCCGGGTCCTGGCCTGCGGCCTTGCCAACATCCCTCAGCAAGCGGTAAATCCCGGACTCGTCGATGATCCCCAATTGCAACGCAAGAGGCGAAGCATAGAGAGAAAGCAGGCTTCCGAGCGATTCCTGCAAGACGGACTTCGACGTGTTGAAGGCGTTGGCCTGGAAATCGAAATCGAATACCCCGCCGATATCTCCGATCTGCTTGTACGGATCGTCCGACGGAGATTTCAAACCCACCGCCCGAATAAGCTTCTCCCTGGGGAGATTGGCCTTGTTCAGAATGTGCATTTGCTTGTGTATTTGGGCGAGTCCCTGGAAGAACCTGCGTAAAATCCTTTCTGGCCTTGCTTCTCCTTGGCCGCCCAAAATCGCCATGTTCCCGGTCGTGCGCAAGGCCGAACTCTTGCCCTTAGGCACCCGACCGAGCTGAAGGTCGCCGACCATCGTCAGCCGCTCCTCAAGCTGCTGGATGATCGCAATCATGTTCAACCCGAAGGATTGAGAGGAATTCCCCACGGTCGGGAAATTCACGGCGTTCTTCGCATTCCGCAACGGGTACAGCTCTCCGGGAGCGAGCCTCATAACCTCCGGCTTCATGCTCCCCGAGGGCTCGTAGAACCCGAACGGCACGTTCGCTATCGTCCCGGCGTCGATGGTCTGGTCCGTGAGTTGCTTCATCAGGTCGTGCAGACCTTCGAGCATTTCGAGAAGCGAAATCCCCGACCGCCGGCCCCTGACGGGCAGGAAGGACGCCTCGGCAAAGGGCCTGCGGGGAGGAGACGACGGATAGACCTCCGTCATTCTGCGGGCCTTCAGAAGCGTTCTCGTCTCCTTGATGACCCACCAAACCACATCCTCGTCGATCCCGTCCCCGTCCAGGTCGTATGTGTCGAAGCACATCAACCGCGTAAGCTTTCCCTGCGATCGGGCCTGCGAAATCTTTACGACCTGTTCGTCGTCCGTTCCCTCGAAGGTCGCCCTTTGTTCCTTCTCCTGGCGCTCGTCGTTGCTCATTGCCGTCGCTTCGAGGCGATCCAGGAAATCCTTTTCCGTCAGATCGTAGGAGCCGGATTTCACCAGCCGGCGGATTTCGTCGATGGTCGGGTAGTCCTGGATGATCACATGCGCGGCACCGCCCGGATTCGACGGGCCTGGGATTTGCAGGTTCCACGCCCCCGGAGGATAAATCACGTCCTCGTAATCCTTGACGATGACCGCAGGACCGTCGTGGACCAGGGCCTCCGACCGGACCACCATTTCGATCTTCCTGATCGCGCGGGTGTAGAACGAAACGCTTTTCACTTCCCCCGTGGCGAATTCGAGCGTCCAGTCCCACTCGTTCCGGGTCGGAATCCGATCGGCCTCGGGGAATTCCTGAACTAGTATCGACTCGAAATATTCTCCCGGTTCCGCTTCGTCAGGCAGCCCGGGGAATACCTTCACGTCGGCGACTTCCCGCTTTTCCGTCACCCACGGGATGAACGCCGTGAACACGCCGTCGTTCACGAAAGCGTCCGCCAGCGCGCCGATAATCGTCTCTCCGTCCTGCTCGACGAAGAACTGGAAATCCTGCAATTCGGAGATCGTCTGCTCTTTGCCCTTGTCGTCCGGGAATCTCGCCTTCGGGGTGATCGCCGGCCGCGAACCCATGACGGCATTATGCAGCGTGTCCTGGACCCTCAGTGATTGCTCCATGAGGTCGGGGATCGCCGCGTCCGAAGCGTCGTCCCACGGCCACGATTTGCCCTCGGTCCAGCCCCGGAATTTCGCCTGCCGCTGGAGGCGGTTGGCGATATCTCGCTGACGGGCCTGGGTGTCCGTATCGTAAAACGCTAATACGCGGTTGGCGATTTCTTCCTTGTCTACCTTGAGTGAAGGGCGGATTCGCTTTCTAGCCAATCGCCTCTCCTCTAACTTCACGCCATGTCTCGCGGTACAGTTCGCCGAGCGGAATCTGCCGCGCCATTGCAATCAGGAAATCCGAATGCTCCTCTTTTGCCTCCGAAGCGTTCGCCGAAACGCATTTCCGCCATATGTCAGGCAGCTTGTCCCTGATCTCCGAGGCGCAATGCTCGCAGAACGTGAGAGAGCATAGCGTGCCGCCCGTCAGAACGAAGGTGATCCTCACCGCGTCGTCGTGGTGCTGGATTTTCACCCCGTTCCCGTCGTTCGTCATTCCGGCCACGGGACAATCGCAACATGTGCAACAGCCCGGCTTCTTCATGTCAGGCATCGGGAAGGGCCTTGTGCGTTTTCAGGAATACCTCGTCCATCAAGTCCAGCGCCGTTACCCACCGCTCCGCGAGCTTGGTATGCAGTTCGTCCCGCCGGCGAATGTATTCGTCGTAATCTCTTTTGCACTTCTTGCAGTATTGGACCTTTTTCACCAAGCCCGCTTCTTCCAAATCGACCTTTTTCTCGCAACCGTCGCAAACGGAGACTTGCATTATTCCCCCAAGATTTGGGTGTTCATCCAATGAATGAACAAACTAGCCATATGAACATTCGCCGCCACGTCGCCCAAGGACGAAAAACTGACCAGCGCTTCGCCCTTGAATCCAATCACTAGGGCGCAATCCAAATCCTGTTTCAGTGCGCCCTTCAATACCAACTCCGGGGGCAAATCGGCTGTCGTCGTTCCAGGAAAATCAACCACGTTTTCCGGCATTACCTACTTCCTCTTTCTCGGCTTGTTCTTCATGGCAGATCGCGCAAGTCCCCGCCTTTGCTCCCGCGTGAACTCTTTCTTGCTGTAATCCAGCGCGTTGCGCATGAACCATTCCACCCGCGCAGCCCTGCCTACATCCCCGTGCGCTTCGCGGAGCTTGTTCACCTGCGCGTCCGTCGCGCCGCGCCGATAACCCTTCACGCCGCCGCTGTGGGGAAAGTCCGGGCCGCGCTTGCCGCGGCCCTTCATTAGCTCCATCGTGCGCCTGAAAGCAAAGCTCGGTTCCGCAGCGTTGTTGAATCTTTCCGCCATCAATAACCTGCCCTTCGACCAGCCCGGCGGATAACCGGTGCTCCGTGCCTCAAAAACCCGAATGCCGGCTCGAAATTCGCCAGATATTTCAACAGGGTAGGATAGTCGTCATACTTGTCCCTGGGAATCTGCTTAATGTCCTTTTCCAGGGACCGCTTGTATTCGGACCACACATATCTTTTCATCTGCCAGATAGTGTTTTGGCATCGGCTGTGGATATGCAGCCTCGGCCTTCCCATTGATTTATCCGGCTTAAGGAACTGATTGACCCTTTCCCTGCCTACGGCCGAATCGTCCGCCAGATCGCACGCCATTCCGGTCATGTCGAACTCGTCCTGCCACGTAATGTCCCGCCGTATCCCGGAAGGACTGCGCCCCATGTTCGGGTCGATCAACCTTTGCGTCACCCAAAGGCCGTGGTCTTGCTCGATCTCCTCGCAATAGACCCTTACGTCGGACGGGTCGCCCTCCACTTCTCCCTCGGCGACCGCCCACCAATCGTCGGATGGGTCGATTTGCACCCAGAGAAACATGTGAGGCTTTCTCGGGTGGGGGTCGAGCAGCCAGATCGTCGGCCAATGCGGTTGAACGTCGAACTCGGAGACGTGGCAATACTCGGTTATGTCCTCGCCGCCACAATCGGAACACTTTTCCTCAACGGCAAACGTTTCCTTCCCGCAGGAAAAGCACCACCATTGAGAGGTGTCCGTGAACACCGGGTGGATTCGATTGGAGAACCGAATCGGCCGGCCGTAAATCCTGACCGCCTTGGTGACGGAATCCCACCGTTCCATTTGCGCGGCTATCGCGGACTGGTCCAGGTGAGGATTGTCGGTGGACCACAATTCGATCCAATCAGTGTCCTTGTCGGACTTGGACCTATCGTAAATCTTGTCGAATATCCAATCCACGGGAATCGAGGGATCGTCCGGCCACGTCATGGCAAGGAACATTCTCCCATTGACACGCATGGTCCGGGCTTCGTTTTCCTGCCAGATCGCCAGCTTCGGCGGCTCGTCGTGCAGGATAATGTCGAAGTCCCCGGAGGCGAAATCCGTCGGGTCCTGCTCGTGCGACATGAACTGGATGATCGATTCGCCGATCACCTTGTCGTAGTCCTCGGGGTCGCGGCAAAGAACCGTCAAGGTTCTCAGCTTCTCCGACCAGGACTTGTCCCAATCGCACCCCTTCAGGCACAATCTCGGAACCCACCCCCAATGCCCCCTGTCTCCTCCGGGCTGATCGACCCCGGTCCATTTCCACCATTGAAGCTTCGGCAGAATGACTTGGTGCAACGTCGTGGTGAGCGATTCCACCACCACGCGGCAGTTGATCGGACCCCGGAATTTCTCTTTCGTGTCCCGCAGGCAATCGGGAAAGACCCCGGTCGCGCACATGATAAGCTCGACCAGACAGGTTTCCGTCTTGGACGAGCCGTTTCCTCCGCCGACCCCGACGACCCTGCTGGCGGTCCTGTGGACCTTCTCGGCCTGCGCGGAGACGGGCCTATAGTAGAGTAGCTGGTTTTCCCTGCGGTCGGCGTGCTGCGCCTTCAGGACGCCGGCAAAGGCAAGTCTGAATTCTTCGTTCGACAGATGGCGGATTTCGTCCGGCGTGTAGTCGAGATTCACCGAACCGAAACGTCCGTCGAATCGCTATCCGGCGTAATGTCGATCGTCATGCCCCGGCGCTCCGCCTCCTTGAGCATTTGCGGGACCAGTTCGACCATTTTCGCCCGATCCTCGACCGAAACGATCGAAGTGGGCTCGCCGGAGAGAAGTTGGCGCTTGTCGGCGCTTATCCCCGATATGACGGCCAGATCGCGGGCGGAGTCGTCTCTCAGCTTTTCGTCCGTGATCGCATCCAAGGCCCTGACGGCGACGTTCCCGAAG